CGTCTGCTCAATATACGAGCGCAGGAGCAATGAACGCGTCACCATTTTTTGTTAGTGGAGCGCAGACAGCGTTTAGAAATGGTTATGCAAACCTAGTTTCTGGTTCTAACACAATAGCTGTTGGTCTCAATATGAGTGTAACCACAAGCACTTCTGCTTCACAAACTTTTTATATTTACCCTTGGGGTGGATTGTACAGAATTGCTAATCCGCAGTTGCAGTTTTCAGTTCAAGTTATAGGTTTGCACAGATGATTGTAAGTATTTATATAAAGTCTACAGGACAAATCATACAGCACAGAAGCGTACAAAGTGCCAGTGAGTTAGATGTTTTATCTAGTGATTATGGATATGTTGAAGGCAGTCATCCTATACAAATCTCAAAGTGGGATGGCTCAGAAGTTGTAGATTATACACCGCCATATCCTGCAGGAAAACATGAAGCAGAGGTAAGGAGAAAAAGAAATTTACTATTAGTTGATTGTGATTGGACTCAGGCAGCAGATAGTCCTTTGACAGATGCAAAGAAAGCAGAGTGGGCTACTTACAGGCAAGCACTTAGAGATTTACTTGGTTCATATACTGACAGTGCAGAAAACGATTTAGATAGCGTGACCTTTCCTACACCACCTTCATAATGAATACGTTAATAGAGCATGGCATATTATTTAGTGGCATATGGGAAAACGAAGGACACGTTGTCCAATTTATAATAAATGATGACGATAGTGTAGAAATTAATGAGCAACTACACTCAAACAACAAAACACATTCATGCAGTATTGTTTGCAATGCAGCTAGTGCGTTAGAAAAACAACAAGTGTTATTAAAATTTGGTTATGACCATTATGAATTAACCAATATGAAAGAGGTATGTTTATGAAAGCAAAACGATTACAGCCAGACTCAAAAGCTAATGTCTTAGATGTTGATGGAGATGGCATCATAACTGATGAAGAACTAGACCAAGCTGAAGCTATACAGAAGTTTGAGCAAGAAAAGATAAGGTTTGATAACGAAGATAAGAAGCAGGACGCGCAGAGAAATATGGCGTGGTTTGCATTAGGTGGAATGTTGCTATATCCCTTTGCGGTAGTATTAGCTATTTTAGTTGGTTTAGAAAAAGCTGCAGAGTTGTTAGGAGATATGGCTGCAACCTACTTTGTTTCAGTCGCAGCTATAGTCGCTGCATTTTACGCAAAGGAAGCATTAAACAAAAATGATAAACAGTAATACTCATAATTTTGCGGATGACAAGGAAATGAAAAGAGACCCAAAAGATACACAATGGTGTGATTACTATTTGTTCTCTAAACCAGATGGCACATTCAGAGTAGAAGAAGAAGCAATAGACAAAGGCTTATACAAAAAGAACGCTGTTTATATAACAGATAAAGATGGATGGTTTCACGAAGTGTCAGAGAAACAATTTATAGCAGTGCTAAATGAACTAGATAAATCGGATTGATATGGAAGTATTTGACCTTATAGCTGACTTAGGACTGCCAATCGCAGGTGGTTTAGTTATGGGTTATTTTATCTTTTTAATCATGCGTCAACTGATGGAAGGATTGGTTGACGAAATAAAAACAGTACAAGGAATATCAAAGATGCTCATAACAAGGGCATCCATAATGAACAATGACATGATACGCATAGATACTAGCGTTTCTAGTGCATTGGGTATCTCACCAGACTTACACAGAATTGCACGCGCAGAGAACTTTGTAGAAGATGGGAAGATTGACGCTAGGCGAGACTAGTGGATATCGTAGAGATAGTAGAAAAGTTTGGATTTCCTACAGTTATGGTGGTTGGTCTAGGCTACTTTGTCTATTTCGTTTGGCAAACCATCACAAATGTTATAGACCCTGCTGTAGAGGATATGAAAACTACAATAATCAGACTAACAGACCAGTTACGCCTGTTAGACCAAGATATGATAAGATTACAAGAGAAAGTAAATACTGTCTTGGAGTTACGAGAGCAAAATGGAGAAGAAACGCAAAAGAGGGAGACCAAGCAAAGCCGACCTAGCACTAGCAAAAAGGGAAGCTGAAAAAACACTGATAGCGCGAATAGCTACAGTGATAGGGTTTCTATTAATAGTTGGTATAGCGGTTGAAAACATCCGCGCAGATACAATTACTCATAAGTTTAAATCACCTTCTTTCAGTGGCGTTGGTACTTCTAGTCATTATTTAACTATTGAGAATCAAGAGTATTCTCGTAAGATGTCAATTCGTGAAGAAATAAAAGCGTTACAAGAGCAGATAGAACGAGATAAAGAAAACACAACATTAGCCAGATTTCTCAGGAATTTGGAGTCGCGTATATACGCACAGTTAAGCAGACAGTTAGTTGAGAACTTGTTTGGTGAAACTCCTAGTACAGAAGGTACTATTAACCTAGAAGGGAACACTATTACCTATACAAGTGATGGCGAGTTCATAACACTAAAGATAACTGATGCAGATGGAAATACGACAGAAATTACTTTGCCTATCGGTTCTTTTACTTTCTAGCTGTTCAATTTTTGACCAGTTTGAAGATACATACGAACTTAGATTTAGCGCAAACAATGTAGCTAAGATAACTGACTTAGAGAATAAAGAGTTATTAAATGCACGCAAGCCAACTGTACAACCTGTAGTTGCAGTCTATCCTACTGCTTTCACAGACCAAACTGGACAAAGGAAAAGCAATTCCGAGTTTGCGTTATTTAGCACTGCAGTCACACAAGCACCACATACTTTACTTATCAGAGCCTTAAAGCACGCAGCAAACGGCACGTTCTTCAGGGTTGTTGAGCGTGTTGGCTTAGATAACCTTACCAAAGAAAGACAGCTAATCCGTAGTGCCAGAGACCAGATAGCACCTGATGATGCACAGAAGCTGCCTGCCCTGCTATTTGCAGGAGTCTTGCTAGAGGGTGCTGTAATAGCGTATGATAGTAACTTGACTACAGGCGGAGTTGGTGCTAGGTACTTAGGAGTTGGTAAGAGCGCACAGTACCGAGAAGATAACATAACTGTTAGCTTACGCATGGTGTCGGTTACAACTGGCGAAATCCTTATAGAAGTATTGAGTCAGAAAACCATATTTAGTTATGGTCAGTCAGATGACGTTTTCAAATTCATAGAGATGGGTAGTGAGCTTGTTGAAATAGAGTTAGGCAATTCGCGCAATGAGTCCACAACAATAGCCTTAATGAAAGCCATTGAGGGTGCTGTTTTAGAACTAATTAATATCGGATACGATAGGAGATTCTGGACTTATGATGACGAAAAAACTAATTAGCTTATTTTGTATAATGATGGTCTACGGCAGCGCGTTTGCTGCAGATAACGAGATTTCAGTTACTCAATCAGGCGCAACTGCAAACATTGATTTAGAACAATTAGGAAGCGGAAATATTATAGGTGGTTTGAACAGTGCAGCAGGCAACCTAACCCCATTTGACCTAGACGGCACAAGTCTTACTCTTGACATAAATCAAATAGGAAACACTAACAAATTTCTTGGAGATATATGGGGCGATAGCGTCACAGGATTCTTTGAGTTTGATGGCGATTCCAACACCTTTACAATTCAAGCAGACCCTACAAATACCTTTGGTGTAGATAATTCAAACTACAATGTAGATGTCACAGGCTCAACTAATACAATGACATTAGATACAGGCACGACAGCTTTAGCTGCAACGCTTGACCTAGATTGGATAATAAACGGCACAGGTAATACGTTAGACTTTGACATTAATTATGATGGAGCAACGAACTATCTTGACGTAGATGGAGACTCAAACACTGTGAACTTTACAGGGTCAGGGTATGCAGGCGGATACTTTTATTTAGACCAAACAGGGAGCAGTAGAACATTTAATGTGCAACAGTTATCAACTCAAGACAATGATTATCTTAAAGTCATTAGTATTGGGTCTAATGGTACTGTGTGTATTATTCAAAACGACCAAGGTACAAGCACAAGCTGTTGAGAGCATAGGTGGCGTATCTGAGTTAAATGGACAAGCACAAGTATTAAGAGACCAACCCTATATGGCAGAAGTTGATTTTGCTATACAGAGTAATGACGAAGCCATAACCACAAATGGCAGAATGGCTATCACCTTCCTAGATGACTCTACTGTAAAACTTACAGAACATTCACAACTTCTCATAGACGAATACATATATGACCCTGACCCTAGTAAGTCTAAGATGGCACTTACCTTTGGTTTAGGCACAGCAAGGTTTATCACAGGCAACCTGAATAGAATAAACAAACAAAACATATCTCTTAGAACACCTACAGCCAATATAGCGATAAGAGGAACAGACTTCACCGCTACAGTAGATGAATTAGGCAGGTCACTTATTATCCTGTTGCCTGACCCTTATGGTGTATCAAGCGGAGAGATAGAAGTTGTTACTGCTATGGGGAGTGTTCTTCTTAACAAACCTTATGAAGCTACAACTGTAAGCGTCTTTGAATCAGCACCATCTAAACCTATTGTGTTAGATATCACATTAGACATGATTGATAATATGTTAATTGTAAGTCCACCTGAAGAAAGAGAAGAATTAACAGAAGTACAAACCACTAAGACTGCGAACATACTAGATTTTAACGACCTAGATATAGACTACCTAGAAGAAGATTTCTTAAAAGATGATGCGCTAGAGTTTACAGAATTGGACATAAACTATTTGGACGTAAACTTTTTAGAGGATTTACTAGATGTTATAGATGCTCTACAGGTATCAAAAGAAGAAGATGCTTTAGCGCAGTCTGGTAGCCTTAGGTTAGAAGGCACGTCATTTGGTCAAGATAGTACAACGCAGATAGCTACGTTTATTACAGGACAGATACTAACACTGCAAAGAAATGTCAGTAGTAATGCCAGAGTAGACATAGATAGTGATGCAAGCTATACAGTTATATTTATACAGGACGGAGTGAGTAGAACAGTAACAATCAATGGCGGTAGCGATAGCGTAATTAAGATAAGGCAAGGAAATTGAGATACAAGAAGTACAGATTTTTAGAATCTTATAAGGGAACAATTATAGACATATATATCTAATGAAAAAGCTAATATTCATCATACTTATAATACTAGGGCTACCATTATTGATGCAGTCTATACCTACAGAGGTTCTNAAGATGAGAACCTTTGACGCATTTATAACGCCACAGCCACCATCTGATAACTTTACTGTCCTNAATATNACTGAAGAAGATGTAGAGCGTGAAGGTGGTTATCCCTTCCCTAGACAACGATTAGCAGAGATACATAATGAATTACTTGCTAAAGGTGCTATAGGNGTAGGTTGGGTTATATCGTTTCCACAACCAGACAGGCTAGGTGGAGATNAAAACTTTGCTGCAGCATTAGGACAAGGCGGTTCTGTTATCGCTATGTTTGAAGATGGCAAAGGACTGTATCCAAAACCTACAGGCATAGTTTTAAAGGGTGATGATATTGGTGGTATATTATCTACAGGGGTAAAGGAAAACCTTAACACTCTATCAGCTAATGCACTACAAGGAATTGCCATAGCCCCTACTGAAGTAGACCAACTTGTTAGGAGAATCCCCCTCTTACTTAGAACTCCTGATGGTTGGGTTGCTTCTTTTGGGGTTCAGGTAATCAAAGCACTTACTGGAACACGCAGCTATATAATCACCACAAATGAAAATGGAGTGCAGGAAATAGCTGTTCGTGGTTTGCCTGCTGTTAAGACTGACAGTTTAGGACGTAAGTGGATTTCATGGGTTAAGACGCACGAAACAAACTTACAAGATATGGACGTGACAGGACGCTATGTTTTTGTAGGCGTGACAGCTTCAGGAGTAATGCCACAGATAGCAACGCCTGTTGGCTTGTTAGAACCACACAAGATACAAGCAGCACTAGCTGAGTCTATGTTAGTGCAGAACAGCCCTTATATACCAGATTACGCACTAGCAGCCGAGTTAGGCATCTTTACCCTCTCAGTGGCTCTTATATGGCTTCTGCTGCACTTTATGGGTATTACATGGGGCATTGTACTGTCTGGTGTTGTAATGGCTTCTACAGGCTATTTTGGCGTGTATATGATACAGCAGGGTATTCTTATAGATGTAACGTGGACTCTTATCAGTCAATTTGTTACAGGCGCAATCGCTTTCTACCTTAGATTCAGGCAGCAATTTAAACTTAGACTCCAAATTAAGAAACAATTTGAGCATTACTTAGACCCTAGACAGGTTAAACGATTACAGAAAAACCCTGAATTATTAAAGCTAGGTGGTGAGAAACGATACGCAACCTTCTTATTCACTGACGTTAGAGGTTTTACAAATATGTCAGAATCACTGCCACCAGAGGACGTAGCTTTCATAATGAATAAGGCTCTGACCGCACAGCAAAAAGCAGTCCAAGATAATGGCGGAATGGTAGATAAATATATAGGTGATGCAATGATGGCAATATTTAATGCGCCACTTGACCAACCCAATCACGAACAAAAAGCAATAGAAACAGCTTTAGATATACGCCTTAACATGGCGTTGCTTAATGATGAGTTAGAATCAAAAGGGTTGCCATCCATTGAAATAGGTATAGGAATACATACTGGTGATGCAGTTATTGGCAATATGGGGTCTGAGTCTAGGTTTGATTATACAGCTATTGGGGATGCTGTTAATACTGCAGCAAGGCTTGAATCAGCTACAAAAGAACATGGCGTAAGTTTACTGATTGGTATGACAACTGCCAGAATGACTAAATTTGAGTTAGAATATGTAGACGAAATAAAGGTTAAGGGAAAAGATACAGGGATACAGGTATATACTTATGGGGTTTAAATTATCATTGATGCTAGGGTTATTGCTGATAGGAACAGCGTCAGGTTCTTATATGTATATTAAGTATCTAAATAATCAAATAGCTGTATTACAAGGCAATCAAATAGTCTTAGAAACAAAGATTGCGGAGCAAAACGAATCTATCAAGCAGTACCTGTCTAAACAAGAAAGTGTAAATGAACAAATAGCACAACTAGAAGATGCAAAGAACAATGCTATGAGAGAAGTCAACGCACTCAAAAACACATTTGCAAAACATGACCTGAATAATCTGGCATTAATGAAGCCCAAATTAATAGAAACTAGAGTAAACAAGGGAACAAAAAGAGTCATGCAAGGACTTGTAGATTTAACTAACCCTAATCAATTTGACGAAAAAGATGATGAAACCATTACAAGTAATTAATCTAATCATAATCATAGGTGTTATGTCAGGCTGCTCATTAATACCAGAGCGAGTTAAACCTGTAGAGGTAGTCACAATACAAGAACGCCCCCCTATGTATCACCCCCCTTTACCAATAGAGATGCAATTAGTTGATGTAGAGTTTGAAGTATTAACACCAGATTTAATGGCAGAATACTTAAAATTAGTAAAAGAAGGCAAAGCACCTGCAAAACCATACTACGCTTTAACAACCCAACAATACGAAAATCTATCTATGAATATGGCAGAAATTAAGCGTTATACAAATAATGTCTTGCAAGTTGTTAAGTTTTATCGTGATTATGATAAAGAAGAAAAAGAGCAAGAATCTGGTCAAAAATAGTTTTTTGGGCTATATTGACAATTTAACTAAGGAGTAAACTATGTTAGGAATGATAGGAGAATGGTTAGGAATAGTGACAGGAGTTGTTTGCGCTGCAAGCATTATCTGTTCTCTAACCCCAACACCAAAGGATGATGCCATGATTGCAAAGTTCTATAAAGTAATAGAAATACTAGCAATTAATATTGGTAAAGCCAAACAGTAAACACTAACAAGGTGCAGAAGCACCTATTTCTCAAAGGAGTCAAGAATGTCGGAAGTAACCCCATTTGTTTATAACGCCCAATTAGAGCGCGTAGTAGATGGAGATACTATTGATGTAACCTTAGACTTAGGATTTAGTGTAAAACTGCACAAACAAAGAATTAGACTTGCAGGTATAGACACCCCAGAAAGTAGAACAAGAAACCTAGCAGAAAAAGCACTAGGTAAAAAAGCATCAGCAAGACTATCAGAACTATGCGTAGGCTCATTCAAAATCAAGTCTTTGGGCAAAGGTAAATATGGCAGAATACTTGCAATCCCTTATACAGAAGATAGCAAAGATATTTGCCAGATTCTTATTAAAGAAAAACACGCAGTTGAATATTGGGGCGGAACAAAGACAGGAAAGATTCTTGAAGATGGAACATGGGGAGAATGATATGAATATCTCAGAAGAAGGCTTATCACTATTAAAGAAATTTGAAGGCTGCAGGCTAGAAGCATATTTGTGTAGTGCAAACGTGCCTACGATAGCTTGGGGCAGGACTAAGAACGTATATCTAGGCGATACCTGTACACAAGAACAAGCTAATGAATGGCTTAAAGAAGAAATGCCAGAGTATGAAGGCTACATAACAGACAGCGTAAAGGTAGAGTTAAATCAAAACCAATTTGACGCTATGGTTTGTTGGGTCTATAACCTTGGGGCAGGCAATTTGAGGGATTCAACATTATTAAAAAAACTAAACAACGGAGAATATGACGAAGTACCAAGCCAAATGAAGCGGTGGAATAAAGCAGGTGGACGCGTGCTTGAAGGATTAATACGCAGACGAGATGCAGAAGCAGCTATGTTTAATGGTGACGAGTGGTCGCATATATAGAGTAAATGGCACTAAGTAAAAAGCAAAATCAACGATTAGGCGCGATTCTTTCAGTTATGTTTAAGGAAGATACACCAAGTTTGGCTGTTGGTCAGATTATTACAGAGGGTTTTGCTCAGAAGATTGATGATGAAGTCAGTGTGACCCCAAAAGGTTTAGACGAAAA